AGCTGGGGTAAAGGCTATTTCATTAGCCTTTCGAGGCGGATAAGAGTCACAGCGTTCAACAACGCTGTAACATATTCCTCCGCCTCTTCGCAGAAATGCGAACCAAAGTAACGATCTTTCCTATCTTCCCAGATAGGATCAACGTTGCGTTGGATTTGATACCTTGTCACATTAGTGCGCAAGGTGTACCTCATGTTTCTTATATAACCACCGAGAAAACAAATAAGCTCCCCAAAAGGGTTCCTATGTGTTAGCCGGCGTGTACGAGAGATAGGGACGTAAGAGCGATAAACAATAGCGCCATTACGATCTCTATTCAGATACTTGGTCAGAGAGCGTGGTATAATTAAACCGCCCGTAGTTCCTGCCCTAGAAGGGACGAGCATAATATGCCCGGCACGATCTAGAAAGCGAGAAATAACAGACGTAAGATTAATACTATGTTCTACTGACCAGCTAAGAAGCATGTTAGAGGATGTGTAGTAATCTTGTGCACAGTCTAACTTCTTGACATAAATACCTCTAACAGAGTGACCTTTATAAAAGTCACCACCACAAGATTCTCTAAAGAATCCTGTGGAAAAGGATTTATGTTCGTTTACACGAAAGAAGAAAGACGTAAGTGCAGAGATTATCTCTGGATAGAGATGTGTAAGTACAATAATATCATCACCGTAAACAGCAAAATTAATGCCGTTACGAGGATGGGTGTTATTGCGTCTATACACGCTACAGACAATACCCGAAAATATGAGTGTCATAAGGGAAAAACAAAAACCATTTCCCATAGTGGCAAACATAGACAAGGGTACATATCCATGACTCTCAACATTTATATACTTAGATCGAATTCGATCTAAAGCATTAAATACAGAAGAGGGAAGGATAGCCTTACAAAGATTAGTACTAATGAAATCGGAAGCATCACTCAAGTCTAGCGTAGCTAGGCGTTGATTTTGCGACCCACTTCTAGCCATATCTCGATTAAGTTCTTGTTGAGAACTTAAGTCAATGTTATACTTAGAAAGAAGAATTTCATCTAAGCATACTTTGGCTCCGAGTTGAGCATACATATTTAGTGTAGGCTCAATAGCAATAGTACGATCCTTTGTAACATCTTTAGGTACAGTTTCAAGTTTAGAGCCCATAACGCATTGAAGAGAGTGGCGCCGAAGACGAGAGTCTTCGGCAATATTCCACCTCTCAGATAATACGTTTCGGTAGTCCCGATATAAACTCCAGGAAGTAGAAGTTAACTCAGAGTCAAACATCTTTCGCAAGAAAGAAGTATCATCTGAGCAACCAATACTAGACCCGGGCCCACACCTCCCCCTATTAAGAAAGGTAGCAACTGAGAAAGACGGAAAATTGATATTATCAAATAACCATTCAAACTCATGCTGTAAATCTTTCAAATAAGGAGAAGAAGAAACATTTACATTTTCGCAAATGTATCTGTTATTGACGAGAAATCGGTCAATAGCCTCTAATTTTAAAACAGAGGCTTCTGTTCGTGTAGGTTTAAGTTTCTTAAACAGGGTAGAACGAAGTATGTTTAACCTATAGACTGATAAATCATCAGCGACAGGTACTTCGTCTAATAACTCTGATATTTCGCGACAGAATTCGACGTCCATGATATTGTCCTTTGCTACAAAATAGCGCTGGTAACAGTATCAACGATTCCTTGTGCATTAGCACTTAGGAAGCCACCAATAAAAGAGCATAAGCCCTTGATATTGGCGGAGTCGGCGATTTCTGAGCCTGCTGGGATTTCAAATTCCAGACGAGCAATCGCGATCTGATATGGTTGTCCTGCTAATGGAAGAACGCCTTTACGTACCAAAACACCGTACGTGTTGCGACCAACATTAGCAATAAAACCATTCAGATTAGCCTTCCCGAGCACACGAAGTGATCGCGGACGTGTAACACGTACCGTAAAAGGTTGGCTAACAGAGTGTGTAAGAACACCTGCTTGAGTACCACCTAAAGCAGTAACAGCTGACTGACGAGTATTATCGTCGGCAGATGTATCTGCTGTAAGGGTATAAGTCGGGGCTGTAAAGCCCGTAATTGCGGCACCAGCAACGGCGCCTGTCATTGTATATGACATGAAAGTACTCCTTATAACAATTTTTGAGTAAGAAGTGCAGCAATGTTAGCATACTTTATTTCTGATCCAGGCAAGTGGAAAACCACTGGCGGGATAAGAGATGATAGAGCACGCCTTGTTACTGACCGTTTCTTGTAGATTAAAGAACATGGCACATTATCATCATATGAATACGTATATGGAAGGAAGTAAGAGAAATCTTTTGCTTCTTGAATCCATAAAGTATCTGTGATGACGGAATGACTCGTATATGAAATATACGAATTCATGTCGATGTGAGAGTTCAATAAATCTTGGACGTTGACGAAGTAGTCGGCAAGCCACGAATAAGGTGTTATTTCCCAAAGTGTCGGGATAACTTCACCTAAATTTGTGAAATCTTGCACAGCTGCTTCAGTCAGAGAGCCAATACGATGAAGTTTATCTGTGATAAATCCGACTCTAATGACTGACAAAATGTCAGTTTGATTAAACTCGTCAATACCACAGGAGAACCCAGCGTATGCGTAACCTCTTTGAAGAGTAAGTGTTTTGCCGGATGAAGATTTACCGACAAAACGACCACGTTCTTTGACAAGAGTCTTGTCTTCAGCAATCTTCACAATAGTAGAAATATCACTAATGAGAGGTAATATGCCGAAGCGAAACTCGAGCCAAGAATTGGCATGCTCTTTAAGAAGTTTCGAGAGTTCGCGTCTAGTTGCGCCCTTAGCTTTCTTTCTAATAGAAGAAAGAGTTGAGGCGTAAGAAGAAACAAGATTATGTGATTGCTTCAACGGATTGACAAGAAAATGTAAAGTTTCTTTAAATTCTCCTGCAATCTGTTGAGCATATAATGGATTTTGAAATTCACGTATGTACTCATTAAGTCGTGAGACAGATTGAGCAACAGCGGAATCAATGAGTGAGGGATCAGGTGATGGAAAAACACCAGCACCAGAACCTAGAACTCTATGTCCAACATAATCGCCGTATGCAGCAGTTGACCCAGAGGCCGACTGCCTGTAGTAGTGATCATGACGCTCCACAGAATAGTGGTAGGCGTCGAGATTACTAGTAGCATTTACAGCATCTCTAATAGCTCTTTTATACAAAGGGTTTGAAACACCTGAGATAGAATGTCTCAGAATAGTAGGGTCA